AGAATGCTGATCCGGTTTCGATTCGGATATCAGTACCGTTCTTAAGGTCTGATCCTTGAAGCCATTTAGCAGAAGAGGACTGATCTGGTCCAATTGTCTTAATAAGACGAGGTTCATCCCAAAACTGCTGAGCCAATTGAAGAGACTGCCAAGCTACGCTTTGTATTCCCTTTTCAATAGAGGCATACACAGGAGCAAGGTAAGAGTCATCACGTTCCTGCAAAAAGTTAATAGCTGTGGCTGCTGTTACCCCACTAGGCGCATTACCTTTACTAACCTGATGCTGACCGGTGATATCTTCGATATCGTCCGCATAAGCTGCCTTTTCTGTTTCCAGATAGTTAGGCATCGGAGGAATAGGAATCGGTACAGGTTCCTTAAATCCGGGCTTAATTTCAATAAGCTGTCCGGGCTTAGAAGTCCACTTATTAAGATCGACTGCACCCTGCTGAACAAAGTAGCCAGACTTAGCAGTGGCGTTCCTATTCTCTACAATCTGAGAACGGCTACGGTTAATTTCCTTTTGAAGCGGGATAACATCTTCAATCATGGAAGTAGTCCAGTAAGAACCTGAATCAATGTTCTCGAACTTAGTAAAAGGAAAATCCCCATGCTTATAGGGGATACCGTCCAAGGACTTATAGACAAGCTGCTTATCTACTACGATAAACATACCGCCGTCGGGAACTAGATTGGTAGCATTAGGCTTTACCCAGCATTCAATAACCAAACAAGAGTCAGGCTTAGCTGTCTGCTCTGTTCCTACAAGGTTGAGATAACGAGTCTCCATAATTTCATTAGTAGAGACAACCGTAGGAGTATGGTCAGGGTCAATCTTATCCGGCCACCTATCCTTTACCTCTTCAATAGTCATGGTATAGATATGCAAGACATAAGGCTGACGCTGAATATCCTGTTCAAGAGAATCTGGAACCATTATATGAAAAGGAGTAGGCGCTGAATAGCACAGGTCACCCTGCATCGAAGCTGCCGGAGGGTTATCGTCCGGATCATTTCCACCCGGTTTTATGTCATCTTTAGAATCAACAAAGTGAGAATCCCTATCCTCTACTTCATCGTCCCAAACAGCTTTGACATAACTGACCCCACAGACACTAAGCCAGAAAGCAGACTTACGGAATGCTTCATAGACACCTTTAGTGGCACTAATGTATTCCCAAGCCGCTTGTCCTGCTTCGGCGCCTTCTACATCTTCTTCCTCAGATGAAGCTGGCACAACATTAGCCACTGGCTTCTGTGAGGTCATACGGCTAATCTCTGTACGAACAGCGGGACGAATCTTATTAACGACGAGCCTAACTCGTCCGGGAACCATTGGCGCACGAATAAGCTTACCGCGCTGTAGGCTTACGTACTGGTCACCCTTAAAGAAAGCAAGGTTAATATACCACTGGTTACGAATAGGGGTAATGTCGCTCTTACAACGAATGTACTTTGAGTTAGCCCATTCACCTAGCTTACGCTCAAGTTCTTTATCCTTAAGCTTAGCAACAACGTCATCAGGCGTATTATCTTCGTTATCCTGAATACCGCCTGTATTACCAAGGTTACCCGCAATACTACCTGACGAACTTGTCATCTACTTGTAGACCTTTGACTTCCCTAAAATAAAGGGCTTCATCTTCGGTCAATCCTCCCCTCACAGCTAGAATGAGTTCTAATTCTTCTTGTGAATCGCTAACGTCAGTCGTCGTCGGTAAGGAATCCGAAGTCGATGACATTGATTGGATTGCTTGAAAGCTCATCGGGTCCTTGGTCGACAACATTGTCACCATCTTGTCCTGAATCGTTATCAACCTCTCCGTCGTCTGATTCTGCGATTCCGTTAGCGCTGTTATTGTCGAAGTCAAAAGAGAGTTGCTCCGAATCTCCGACTCCGATTTGCTTCGCATAAGTTTCAGAACTATCCACAGGAATATCATCGTCAACGCTAAGGCTGTCAACAAATCTATCAACAGTAGCACGGAGTTCATTAGTCAGTCTTTCTATCTTCGTGGGAACCCGATTAACTTGAGCTTCTAACTCTGCAATGCGTGCATCCTTAGCGGCTGCTACTTCGGGAGTTACATAACCCAGCACGCGAGCCATTTCTTCTACGTCGCGCACTTGAATATAACCAATGCCATACCTATTATCCATATCCACAGACAGGTCAATAACAGGTCCGTCGGGAGTTCCATTGATAATATCAAGTCCGGGATAGTTACCGGGCTTTTCTAGAAGCTGAAACTTACTGTGGGGGTGGTGGTTTACAAGAGTCATTCTGCTTCCTCTTTATCCACCGTATTCGTACCACCGTTAACAGGGTAATCGTAATCCTCGGGAGGCTCAGCATTAGTAACATGGTTACCGAGGAAAGGCGGCTCAGGATTCTTAATGTCATTGAGGACATTAACGGCACCCTGAGAAATAGCGACACCCTGAAAGAGAGAATTAAAATCGGGCTCTCGTCCTTCTGCTGCTGCGCGGACACGCTCATCCCTAATGGCATCTACTTCATAAGTATACGGTCCGCCGTAAACTACTTCGCCCATTATCCTAATCCTTCCAAGTCCCAAGCTGAATCTTCATTCGCATAAAGAGTATATATAGAATCCGTCTTTTGAAAGTCCATATTATACATGGGCAACGGAGTATCTTTTGTTGCTCCAAGCATATCAACGTAGATAGTATCTTGGCCACCGTCGTTGAACTTTAAATCCGGCTGTAGTGTAAAGAAGTACCGCAAAGAATCCGGACAATCGTCGTCCTTCTTATGGATAGTTCCTTTAGAAGCGTTCTCGAATTGCAGTTTCTTAGAAGCGTAAGTGGCCCATCGAAGCTTTAGCATCTGTTTCTCTAGCGTGACGCAATTAGCGGTATACTGCCACCAAGGCCGCCCTTTTTCTCGGGGGTCCATATCGGGCTTCATATATTGTTCCATTTTGATTAGACCGATATCAACTGATCCCGGTCCTGTAGGAACACCTTCTACTGCAAGATAGATTCCATGCCTAGCATATTCCTGAATGTCAGACGTACCTGTATTAGAACGAGTCTGTTTCATAGCTGGGTCGCCGGTTCGCAGATATATCCTTAGTTTTCGTGTCTTTTCAAACTCTAATACCCGCTTTGACCAATCTTCAATAGTGATAAGGCTCTCGCACATCTCATGGAAGGTAGTGACATGCCCCGACGGTTCCACGGCGTGCCAGAGCCATGCTGTGGGGTGCTCCCAGCCTATGTCTATAGAGGTATAGACGCGCATATCGTCGGTTACTACAAAGTCAAAATCAACCTTATGTACCTCAGGATTAAAGTTCTTAAATACCTTTCCACCCAGCTGAACAAACTTACCTTGCTTACGTGCGGTGATATCTTCCACAGACATACCAGCAAATGCAGCATTAGCTTCGGCTTGGTTGATAGTAGGATTGTCGAACATATCTGCTTCGACAATACAGATTCTATGGTTAGGGTCACCCTGCGCTGGTCCGTAGATATCTTCATATACCCACGTCATACCATTAACGGGAGTCATACTAATCCACCAGCTACCACCTGTATCAATAAGACGCATTGAACATTCAGTAAAGATATGCTTAGGTGGTTCCTCATCGTAAGAGATAAAATGTCTAGACGTTCCAGCGAACTTATCAAGGTCCTGCTCATAGGACATAAACTCGATAAAGGAACCGTTCTCTAGTGTAAGAGTATTATGTTCTTTATCGTAGGAATCTTCCCATGCACCGTTAATGAGATACTTCTTAGGTAACCACTGCTTAAACAAAGGCAAAGCAATACCGTCGACCCCTTTCTTAAGGTCAACGGCTACCCATCTTCCACGTACCGGTTCACGTGGCATCTCTCTATAAGGGTGAGTCTTAGTAAGCCACCACAGACATTCAGCTACATTTGCGACCGTCTTACCTGCACGGTTACCTCCAATGTAAAGGCGAGCTTTATTCTGTGCTTTGTGAAAGATAATCTGCTTACTGTGGGGGACATAGCGCGTTAGATTAGGCTGATACGCTGTGGTTGAAAGCGTATCGCCTAAGCTATGTAGAGCATCACTGATAGAAAACTCTTTGTCCCTATATCCCATTACGCTGTGGTGCCGTCAATAAGTCCGGTCTGTGCTGCAATCTGTGCAATAAGAGAAGCAACTGCCGCATTACCTCCGCGACTACCTGTAATAGTACCTGAAAACAATACAGGACTATCACTACCATTATGTGAATGGGAGCCACTAGCTGCCTGTGTTTGTCCCGGTCCGATAGTGTGATGTTGTG